TGCTCCTCCAGCGTCAACGCCAAGCGTTTCAATCAGTATTGATGAACAAAGGTCTGCGGCTGAAGCAGCAATTGCAAAAGGTGCTCCTCGCGAAGCGGTTGCAAAACGGTTTAAAGAAAAAACAGGGCAGGATTTGTAATGGATGATTACAACGACTTGATTCCTAACAACACATCGTCAAGTTCTTCTGCTGGCGATTATTCTGATTTAATTCCTAAAAGTGGATACGAACAAGTTATTCAAGGAATTAAAGAAACTCCTATTCCATCTACAGGTGTTGTTGGTCCAATGTTTGCTGCCGGTGCTGGCGAAACAATTAAAGGTGTTGGTGCTTTAACAGAATTGGCTTTTCCTGAAACTGGAAAAAAGATTGCAGGTGTTGGTGAAGCAATTACTGAACGAGTAAAAAAAGAATCACCTGTTGCTGGAACAATTGGTCAATTTGGTTCTTACCTTTTACCTTATGGTGCAGCAACAAAAGGCGTAGAGTTTATTACTGGTGGTCCTGCTAAAAGTTTGTTGCCAAGAATGTTTCAATCTGGCACTGCGGCAGGAGCAACTGGTTATGCAACAACACCAGACAAAGATGACCGCACAATGGCTGCGGTAATTGGCACAACGCTAGGTGCTGTTGGCGAACCTGTTGTTAAAGGTTTGTCAAAAGCATACGAAACATTGACTAAAGCCTTTGGTACTGATGCTAAGAAATTAGCAGAAATGTTGCGTGATTATGCGTCTAAGACTTCTGGCAAAGAAGCTGACAATGCTCGCCGTTTAGCAGAAACCGCTGAATCAAAAGCAGCACAAGCAGAAAGCAGAGCAGGGATGGCTGAGACTGCCGCACAGAAACAAGAGCGTGAGGCAGGTCTTGCGTTAAGAAAACAGCCCGGCGTTAAGACAAAACTTGAAGCTGGCGAGTACAAGCCTGTTCCTACTGAAAGCATTGACATTGGCACACGCATTAGAAACTATGCTGATGAAGTCTATACAAACCTTAAAAATATTCGTGATAGAAACGCAAAGACGTTTAGAGAAGAAGCGTTTGGAGATGCGCTTGCAAAAGAACGTGCAGGACAACGAGTATCTCAAACAGATGCGTTTGCTAAGTCTGTAAAAGAAATTGATGAAATTATTAAGAATCCAGAAACAGGTTTGACTAATGTTGTTGGTGAAACTAAAGCAGCATTAGAAAAAGTAAAGAATCAATTGTCTGGGAAAATGGTTGATGAAGCCACGGGCACAGTTATTGAAAAGCCATTAAGTTTTGAAGGATTGGAAAACTTACGCAGAATGTTGCGTGACCGTGCGTATGGTTTGCCGCAAACAGGATTTGATGCAATTGGTCAACAACAAGCGGGGAAACTTGCTGCAAAAGTTGACGAGATTATGAAAGATTTTTCACCTAAGATGGAAAACTTCTTAAAGCAATATGCAAAAGATTCTGAGCCAATGCGAGTATTCCAAAGCAAGATTGGCAAAGCATTGATGGATGAACAATTGCTTGGCAAAGGGGCTAATTACGCAAGTGTTGCTCCTGAAAATATTCCTAAAAAGATTTTTGGCGATAGCGTCAGTTTTCAATCGTTTGTTGATGCAACAGGCGGCAATCGTGCGTTTGCTGAAAACGAAGCTAAAAAGTATTTTGTTTCTCAGCTTGAGAAGTTTGCTGGTGACCCACAAAAGGTTGCAAACTTTATTCGAGACAACAGGACTATGCTTAACTTAACCAACGCATCTGAAGCAATTGAAGCCTATGCAGCAAGGGTTGGTGCTGCAACTCGCCGTGGTGCTGCTGCAAAACGTGCGGGTGAAACTGAGCGTGGTGTTGCTCAAGAACAAACTCAGATTGCTGAAAAACAAAGAACAATTAGTGAAAAATACCAAAACTTAACTCAAGATTTGTCTGACCCTAATATCATTACGCCAAAAGATATTGCTCAAAAAGTGAAAGCGTTTGCGGAAGATATGAGAGATAAGAAATTGATTTCTCAGGAACAATTTTCTGAGTTAAGCAAAAAATCAAACGATGTTTTGTTAGCTTTAGGTGAAACGGCAGAAGCCAAGAGAGAAGTTCTTTATAAAGTTATCCCTAAGATTCTTGGGTATGGTGCTGTAGGAACAGGTGGTTATTACGGTGCTAAAGGATTGATGCCATGAGCAAGAAACAAAAAGGCGTAAACCCAGCCCTTGAGAAAGCAATCAGTACGTTGCTAGAACAAGTGATGAACGACCCTCAAGCATCCTTAACCGATAAATGTCGTGTTTTGGATAGGTCTATCAACATTGAGAAGCTCAAGCAGAAGATTTCTGACGACGAGTGGGGCGCAGGGTTTCTTGCCCCGGAGGACGATGAAGAATAGAATAGATGCTTTACAAGGGGATATAGATGAACGTAATAGCATTTGTTCGGTTAGCATTAGAAGTAATGATGGGTAGGCTACTGGTGATTTTGTCCTTGTTCCTATCTTTTGGATTGGCGTGTTGGGTGATGTATGCGCCGGGTTGGGAAAGGCTCACAACGATGGCATTTTTCTCAATATTTAGTTATCTTTGTATCAACATAAAAGAAAGGATTCAAGATGGAAAAGCACAAACGTCCGAGTGATGTAAACCAACAGATTGCTAAGTCTGTTCGCCCACAACTACCCCGTGATGGCAGCGCAGGTGGCAATAACAAGTGGGATAGCGGTCAATTGCCTAAAGGTGGCTTTACTTCTGTATGGCGTTTTGATGGCAACCGCAACACCAAAGATTCCTCAACCAGTAAGCCCGGCAATGCCTGTGGCGGGAAGATTTGCTAATCATGGCTAATAACATTGCTTTTCAGGCGATGGGGAAAACCGTAAAGGTGAGCGTGTCGGGTGCGGCTAATACGCAATCCAATGTGTTCACTATTACGGCTGACAGCCCAAGCAATCAATACTTTGTGTCCAACGCTGATACAAACAATGCTGTCTATGTTTGGATTAATCCGACTAGTGCGTTTAATGTAGCTCTGCCTGACGTTGCACCGGGCTATGTTATTGCTTTGCCGCCTTATGCGTACAAAGTAATTACAGGACCTCAAGTTAACTCTAGTTCAAACGTATACGCCCGTGTCATTGGCGATGCTGCAAACGCAAGTGTGTATATCACGCCCGGCGAAGGTATGTAATGGACCCGCTAACCATTCTTGCAGCACTCGGTCCTCTTGCTGTAGACCTTGGCAAGAGTTTGATTGGCAGGTTTATTCAGACAGACGTATATAAGCCTACAAACATTGCTGAATACACTCAAATGCGCCAAACTGATTTGGCAATGTTTCAGGCAATGAACGCAGCAGGTAGTACTGGTACAACCTATCCGTGGGTTGAGGCTGTTGTGAGGCTTATGCGTCCCGCTGTTGGAACTATTGTGTTGGGCACATGGGCATTTATGGAATTGTCTGGGCAAGATAGCGCATCGGTTAACAATTTTGCTTCTGCTGTTGGCTTTTATCTGTTTGGTGACCGCACTCTTTTTTATTCACAGAAATCAAATGCAAAGTAATTGGGACACTTCTTTTGAGTTGTTGATGGATTCAGAGGGCGGGTTCTCTGATGACCCGCACGACAATGGCAACCGTATGCCAGATGGTAGACCGGGGTGTACAAACCTTGGCGTAACCATGATGACTTGGGAAATATACGTTCAGCGTCAATCAACAATTGATGAAATGAAGTCATTAACCAAAGATGACGTTGAGCCTCTTTACAAGCGTTTGTTTTGGGACAGAGTTTGGGGTGATAAGCAATATACAGGTATTGACTACCTCTTGTTCGATTGTGCGGTGAACACCGGAGTGTCTCAATCTGTGTTGTTCTTGCAACGTGCTGTGGGTGCATCCCCTGATGGTGCAATGGGACCGCTTACCTACGCAGCTACAATTACGCACGACCCTAAAGATTTGATTGAACAATTTAGCCAGCAGAAGATAAACTTCTACAAAGGGTTAAACAACCCTAAGTATGAGAAAGGGTGGCTCAATAGAGTTGCCCACGTCAAAGATGCAGCCTTAATCATGGTGAACCAATGAAACTTCTAGCAGCCTTATTTGTTCTACTTCCTTGCGTTATCCAAGCTCAGACCATTGCTATTTGTAAGGGTGAATACGCTTTGTGTGCAGCCTCTAGCACCACGCTTACTGGCAACCTGATTAAAGTCAACGGTAAAACGTTTAAAGAAGGTGTTGCAGTGTGTCCGGTGTTAACGGGTGACTCTATTGCCAACATGGATTTGATGAACGGCTCTTGTGATGCACCTAAAGGTAAAGTCTGGTCATTGTTTGGCGTACCGCCAGTCACAAGTTATCCACAAGCACCGAGTTGGGCTGTTGCACCGGCAGCGTTTCGTAGCTTTACGGTTGGCACAACACCTGATACCGGCATGAGCAATATGTGGTCGTTTTTGTGCGAGAAACAAGCCAAACAAGTTAATGGTGTGACGTTGGCAAGCTGCTATGGTCCTGTGATGGAAAGCCCTTGGACAGCAAACCATGTTGTGCCGGGTGAAATTGCGTTTACACAAGCTCCTGTAGGAGCAACGTATCCAGTAGGCGGCAATAAGCCATGAGCAAAAACCCAAATCTTTCTGTTGGTAGAGGTGAGAAATTACCTGTAAGCAGGGGTGCTGGGTTAACGGCTAAAGGTCGAGCCAAGACCAATCGTGCAACGGGCAGCAAACTCAAAGCACCGACTAAAGACCCAAAGAACCCACGCCATAAGTCGTTCTGTGCACGTTCTAAGTCATGGAAAGGCGAACGTGGCAAGGCAGCAAGGCGCAGGTGGGGTTGCAAGCGTTAGAGTTTACGCAAAGCGTACTGATAGCCTAATAAGCACAGTTCGTTTTGCTCTGAGAACAGCGTAGTAAAGAAATCTACGCCTAGCTTGGGACGATGCAGCAAGCCCGGCATATCTTGCCATAGGTAATCATCAAACAGCATGATGCCGCCCTTCTTAAGCAGTCCCCAAGCCATACAAGCGTCTGTCATTACATCGGGGGCGGTGTGACTGCCATCAATGTAAATGAAATCAAACTTTTGGTTCTCAGTAATGAGTTGAGCAAGTACGTCATAGCTTTTACCAATAAACCCAGAGCAAGTTTGACTTTCCTTGCGTACCCATTCAACGTTTGTTTTCCAACGTAGGAATAAATCACTCAAGTCTAGCTTGTCATGCTCCTCTGAGCCTTTAAACGTATCTACACACACGATACGTCCATCTAAGGGCAACATATTCTCAAGCATCCAGCAGGTTGCTCTGCCCTCAAAACATCCTATCTCTAAGACGTTGTTGCACTCTGGCAACATTTTAGAAATAATTTGAAAGTTAGGAATTTTGTGACTAAACCAGTCTTGAGTGAAATTATTCATTCTGCTGCTACCAATCGCCCCTCAAAGGCGTATGTACCCATGTGCGCTAATACCACCCACGGTGCTGCGTAGATTTGTCCACCAATCTTGCGATAGATTGAGCAAAAGTGATAGTCCTCAGATAAAAGCCTGTTAGTGCCTTCTTCGATGCTTGTTGCAAAGTATTCATGTATGACTTCAGCCCCTTTGATTGTGTTCCCAAGGTCTGCTACGTCATTTGTGTAGCTGGGAACGTGAGGCTTAAGTTTATCGAATACTTCACGCTTTATTAGTAGAAACCCTGTACCTGCGTTCTGAATCTCTACGGGTTCGTCTACCGGAACAGTCACAGAGGGTGCATAGTTCACTAGGTTCACCACAAAGCTGCCTGTGTGGTACTTCAGGTCTTTATCTTCTACCCCGTTGGCAATCGCATTGCGTACTGTCTGCCAGTTAATCTCTTTCTTAGGATAAATGCCACCAATCACATCTTTATCAGAGGCAAGCATGGTTAAAACATCATGCGGATTGAAGTGAATGTCTGCATCAATGAACATTAGGTGCGTAGCATCTGACTTCAGAAAGGCTTGCGTGAGAGCGTTACGGGCACGAGTAATCAATGATTCGTTAAACATAAAGCTCATTAACGATTCCACGCCATGCTCTCGCAACAGAGTGCCAAGGTTCAGAACCCCTTGGGTGTAAACCCCTGTGCACATACCGCCATACATCGGTGTGGCGATAAAGATTTTCTGACCAGACTTAATTTCAAGCGTCTTACCCATAAATGCTCCAATACATAAAAGTTAAACCGGATATAAGAATACAAACAACAATCTTTTTGCCCCAATGCTTGTATTCTTTCTGCAACGGAGGAGCCATAGCGGTTTGCCAAGCCAGCATATCTGGGTCTGACTCTTTGTGTAGTGGTTTGGTGTACCGACTACCTATTTTGACCCCTGTACTAGTGCTGTACGGTGTTTGCATCTTCGTACCCCTTGATAAGCTCGACCATAACGTTGGATAAGTGAACAAGCATCTGTGCGTCTTGTTCAGCGATGGTATTGCAAGCGCCAATGAACCATTTAAGGTCTGCTTGGAGTGCTTTTGCTTCTGCTAATAAGTGTTCGTTCATTGTTATCCCCTGTGAGTGTTAGTCCCGGCTACTCTGAATACCATGCCGGGGATGGCTCGTAACAGCGTCAGAGTTCGCTACTCTCAGGGGCACTGAGAAGCTCTACAGCCACGATACATTTACCACCTGCTATCGGTATGCCCCTGCGTACCGAAACGTGACCGACTTGTTTGTCATCATCGAACAATCCTGCATCTTGCAAAGCATCAAGAATGGGCTTGACGCAGTTGTCAATGTCCATCAACTTCAGATTCCTTGGGCGCAGGATAATATTGACTTCTACTATCGCCCCCCCAAAGGATTCTAATTGCTGCACTGCAACATACTCCTGTACCGCTAACTTAAAGTCACGACCACGCTTACTGATAAACCTCCTATGACCAGAGGCTATCCAGTAATTGTTGATACTAGGCGGGTAGGGTAGGTGCAGAACGTGACGCATCAAAAGGGTACTTCGTTATCATCAATGTTATTAACTTCCTTGGGGTACTGCGTAGGACGGTTATCAGCGTTCTTCCAAGCGTCTGTTTCCTCTGCAATCTTTATCCAAGGCTTGCCTGTCTTAGTGGTCTGTGCCCAGACTGCCAGCTTGATTGTTTCCCCTGCCTTGTAGTCACGGGTGAGCACCATGTTGCCTTTAAACTCAGGCGCATATTCGCTCTTACGTTCTTTGACTTGGAAACAATATGCTTTTCCATCGGGTACTTTGAATTCGCTCTGATATTCAGCCATTTTGCTCTCCTGCATTGGCGATTGCTTGGTTAAGGATTGTTTTCTGGATACTGTTAAATGTTTCGATATAACCTTCGTTGGCACGGGCTAGAGCCTTACATTTCTCTTTTCTCTCCCCGCCATTAAGTTTTTTCGATTTTCCAATCTTTTCGCAAAGACAAGCAAATTGATAAATCCAATCTTCTAAGTCTTTTGCCATCAAATACGGTTCTTCCATATCGGGAACCATGAGAGGAATCGTGCCAATGACTTCAGGAGCCTCTAAAACGGCTTCTACGGCGTTTTCATCTATCTGTTCGAGTGATTTTAAGGGTGTTGCGTCAAAACGCCCCATATCCTTCGTTTTAGGCTCAAAGTCCTGTACTTCCTCTGGACTATAGAAACCCGTTACAGACCCCGGAAACACGGTTCTAATGCCTTCGCTAATACAACGACTACGCAACATAGCTCTAGGAAACTTTTGCCACCCAGAGCCGGGCTTTACTAACCCAATACGCTGTGCTTGCTCTAATGTCCAATCAATCGTGACTGAGCCACCATTGGGATGACTAAATACACCCGTTACAGCCGCATCGGTGTATTTTGTCCATTCCACCTTACCACCAGCGTTCTGAAACCGTGCAAGCATCGCATCTGCTTTGAGTGCGGGTCTGCCTTGAATGATGTGAAAATCCCTTGCTGCCGTAGCTGGGTGCAAACCTTCTGCTTGAGCCACAGCCATGAGTGCTAGGACTTCGTTTTCAGACTTCATGCCGAATAAGCCTGATTTAGCAATAGCAACAGCCATGCTCTGCATATCTTGAAAAGGAATAATGTTACTCATAAGTGCCCCTTATTTGAAAATATCTAACACTAACTTATCCACAGCTTGACGTAATGTCAGCCTTGGATTCTCTGGATACCGCCATTCACGTTTGTACCGATACTCGCTTACTAACGCATACGCAATATCAATATCTTCCTCTGACGTATGCCGCACTACAAACACAACACTTGGTTTAATCACGCTACAAGTGTCGCATAACCTCTCTAACGCTAACCTTTGTCCAAAAGGTAACTCTGCATCACCAAACTTCGCTTCTGCAAAGATAAACAGCTTGTCCTTAAAGTCGATAAAGCAATCTATATCAGTTGGATACATATTGCCGTACTTCAACCCACTAAACTCAATAATCTGAGCCTTATGCTTACGATTCTTGATTTCTGAATAATGGTTCATTTGACTAAAAACCGTCTACTGCCGGGTACTTCCATTACAAACTTCTGATATACGTCTGGCATAGCTGTTTTAAAGGCTTCTGCACTAAAACGCATACTAGACTTAGCAGACTTCCAAGATACAAGCGTAGAACCGTCTACAGACCTGATTTCAGCAGCATCTTGCATTAAGTTGCGTATCTGTAATTCCACAACTTCCGCTTTTTGCTCGAAAGTCTTAATTTGGTTCTTAACCTGTCGCAAATACTCCACGGCTTGTTCAATTGTTTGAGTAGCTGTAATAACTGAATCGGGTGTAGAGGCGGGGTATACGAGTTTGGTTTGCTCAACACTCTCTGGGGTTGGCGTTTCGCCCGATACCACGCAAGCCCACAACTTAGCTTGACTCTGGATGAAGGCATCTTTCTCTTGGTCAGTAAAGTGAAAGTGGAAACTTTGGAATTCTTGACCACCAAAGAGTACAGCCAACACGACTTCTGAGACGTTGTGTACAACAGCCTCATGTAAACACTGTGCATAATCCGCTGGTTGCACACGATTCGTTTCTGGGTCGTATTTCGCACGAACATTGGCGTTGTAATTTTTTGCTTCAACAAGAGTCGTTCCATCGACCGATATGAAGTCGAAATGCGATTTAAGCCAAGCCTCTTTACTGTGAGTGAGCGCATAATCTGCTTCCTTGAGTTCGATACCGAGTTTGTCTTGAGCGAGTTTGCCAATCAGAGGCTGCATGATATGACCCATGCGTACTGGCTCTAAATCGCTAATATCTTCCCTTTCGTGCTTACCCTGCTTAATCAGGATAGCCTCTACAGCCTTGCCATTAGCTGCCATGCGTGAATCACCAGACCACCAAGCTGCATTGCGTACTTCAGGTGCGAAATCGTTTTGATTGTTCATTTTGAACCCTTAAAAAACGTAATAAATTTTGCGTAAGATAATTTTGCGGCTATGCGCTTTCATAAACACGCCATACTCAGGAAATAGCCAAAACTGTTTACGGCGATGACGCATCTTCATTGGTCACCTTTATAAATGCACTCAATGCACGAACAAAACCCTGTACCGCAATTCTGCGGGCGTTTAGGTGCTAGGACATACTGAGCCACAATCTTGCCACTAGGCAGAATCAATGACTTGGTTTGAATATCGTGTCCTTGTTGGCGCAGCTCTTTAATCCTTGCTGCAAGACGAAAGCACCCACACCCTGCTAGAGCTTCCAGAGGTGTTACGGGTGATATTTTGAGTTGATTAAGTATCCATTCAGATTGAGTCATGGTTATTCCTTTGGCTCAAAGAAAATAGCTTGTTCACCACAGCCTGTGTGATTGAGTGTGCGTTCTACTTCTGCGAGTGTGCAATTGTCTTTATCTTCGCCAGTAACAGGAGATTTGCCAACTGGACGCTTACATAGGTGCTGTGACCTGTAAGTAGATAGATGTACGCAATGAATACAATATTTCATGTTAGTGCCCCTATGTGTATGTTGATGTTACGAATCAATACTACATTTGTTACTTTACAGTATTACTTATTGTATTGCAAGTGATGTGTTGTATTTTTGTCTTTTAATAATTGTTGTGCTTTTTGAATGGCGATAAATTCTCCACGACCACAATCAAGTATGTATTGAATCTCCCCATCCGTCAGACCGACCCATTCTTTGCGTAACTCTTGCTCAGGCTTAATGCGGTACTTGTAGTGCTCGTACCATTCTTCACCGTGCATATCTACATCTTCCCAATCACTATCGCTAAAAGCCTTAAATTGGATATCTTTGCCAGATGCCCAAGCGACAATCATGTCGTAGTGTTTGTGTTTCATATCTATCCCCTATGTAAAAGTTAAAGACGTACAAGGTCAACAGTAAAGATGATGATATATATGCCACCATATTTACTTCAACCGATGCTGCTGGTTGTCCTGTATCGCATACAGTTCTGCTGCTTTATTTATCGGTGCGGGTCTTTGTAGTCCCGTTCTACTTACATCAGTTTTACTTACACCGTTTATCGCTTGGGGCAGAACCCTCACGCACCCGTTATCCTTGAATCTAGGTGAACCCTATCCTTCCACGCCATCAGGTCAATGCTTACTATCGTGTGGAGTACGGTTGCGAGTAGACATAAAAAAAGCCGCTTTAGAGTGCACCTTGTTGGTCGACCCTCACGGGACATTCTCTATCGGCTTCAAGGCGCAAGAGAATCAAGATACACACTAAAACGGCTTAGATTTGTCGACCAAGACAACGACACCACAATATCACATCTATTTAAACGGGGTCAAGGGGTTTGGGGCAAATAATTCAATATTTTTTACAAAAAACAAGGGCAAAAAGTAATTTATGCCTTTTTTGCCATTTAATGCCATTTAATGCCACTAAGAATCTGAACCACCCCCCTAGTTCAGATAACCTTGCAAGGCGCACGCATGGGGGAAATCAGCCTCTCACGCC